TAAATGATGTAAAACATCTCCATCTAAGAAAATTGCCACATGATTTAAACCATTACCTAGTATAGACATAAATAACAGATCACCATTTTTTAATTCTTCCTCTGGTCTTAATTTTCTAAATCCTGTCCTCCAAGCACACTTTTCAAACATAGGATTTTTTAAAAACTCTTCTGGTGTAAGAGGTCTTTCCCAATCTCTTAATTCAATATTTTTTTCCTCCTTATACCAATCTCTTACTAAACTCCAACAGTCTGTTATTCCCCAAACCCATTGACGACCTAATATTGGTGCTTTGTATCCCGAAGGTTCTAAATAAGCCCATTGTTCTGTTTTCGGGTTAACTATGTACCAAGGTAATCCGCTATCTTCGCAACTTACTTTATCTGCTTGGCTAGGGTCAGGAGGTGTTATTGGGTGACTATGAACTATCGCTACAATTTCTCCTGTATTATCTGCTTTTACATAATCTTCTGGATCTAAAATAAAACACTGATGGTCCGTCATTGAAAGATTACGGCACGGATAATATCTTTCTTTGCCTTTTATGTTTAGTAGTAAGCCTACACATTCTCTAGGATCTTCACGTTTTGCATGAAGTAGTGCTTTGTATTTCCAAGTCATGCTGCAAACGTACCAATACTAGGGAATATAGATCGTGTACATTGACGTTTAGGAATCCTTACTCCAGCAAGATCCGTAGGGGCAGCAAGTTCAAACTCAACAATTTCTCTATTTTCACTCGCTTTTCTATCTATCGCATAAACTTCTTGGGGAAACTCTGCGTTTGGATCGGGAGTTCCAAGAGGATTTGTATTGCCAGGAAAATTAACAGCATCTAAAAATTTTGCTAATGTTCTTATTCTTGTAACAGTAGCTCCTGTTAAATCGTTACCAGTTGTTGTTTCGTTTACAGTTAAAAGTATTGCCGAAATTAATCCTGTAGCATTACTGATTCTCATTTTGGGTCTAGGTAGTTGGCCTTTTTGAAATGCAAAACCCGTTACTTCTATTGGAAATCTTAAATAATCATTACTGTTCCATACAATTCTTCCATTAGCATTTAAGTTACTTCCAGCGTGAAATCTGTAAATAGTTGTCGCACCATGTAAAGAACTGCTTAATTGCAATGTGAATAGTTCAATAATTGCCGAAGGATTTATTTTTTGTAAATCACTAAATATTGATGAATTTACTGTCATTACGAAGCTGGTTCAAATACTTGTCTAAAATTTGTCTGAATAGTGGCTCTATTGTTGTAAGGTATAGATTTACTCCATGAGTCACATACAAATTCAGATGATGAACTTTCTCCTGGAGGGGTAAAAGTAAAGCTATCACTATCATTTGCACGAGCATCAAGGAAGGTTTCTATAGTGTCCGCATCTGTTTCCGATACTTCAAATGTAAAGGTAAATTCTTTTGGATTTTGATGCTGTGCCAGCCCTAGAAGAATCCTGTGCTCATAACCATCAGCAAAACGAATAGTTCTAGTTAAAGGCTTAGATTTTTTACGTTGCCCGTATGTGGGTGTTATTGAGGGAAATGTAGCCATTATGCTAATAATCCTCCTGGTCTTTTCTGTTGTATTAATTCAGATTGTACCGCAACCGAGATAAGACGACCAAGTTCTCTACTACCGTTATCATCTCCTTCAACAGAAGAACCAGATGCGTCTACGTTTACAATTACAGTAGTTGAACCACCAAGTGCATGATTTGGTGTAACTGTACCTGTAACTCCAGGAGTAAATAATTCTGGTCCACGTTCCCCTACCATATAGGTTCTTCCTGCTCTAGCTGTTCCCCCTTCGGCTAAACCAAAATTCGGTCCTGCTGTACCTAAACCTGTTACTGGATCAAAATATCCCCCTCCTCCCATAGTCGGACCGCCACCACCAAATATTGAACCAAGTCCACCAAACAGCGAACCAAATAATCCTCCACCACCTAGTGTTCCTCCTGGGTTGCCAAATAGTGCCATGTTAAATGCAGCATCAATTAATTTATTCATTACATTACTGAGCATATCGTTCAATGTAGATGTTCCTCGGATAAGACCCTGTAAACCATCGGCAACATCTGTGGCAAGTGATTGACCTAGTGATTTAAACTGCTGTCTTATCATTTCGGCTTGTTGTGCCTGTTTTTCTAGTGCGTTGTTTTGTTTTAGTAAGTTTTCAATTTTCTTTACGTCTAGTTCTTCTAATGTTGCTCCATCTTCAATCATTTCTTTTATCTTTGCATCAAGTTCTTGTGCCAGTAAAACTTCCTCATAATTACCATCAATCTTTGCCTGTAACAAAGCATTTTGTTGTCTAACCTTCTTCAGCCTGGAATCTTCAATCATATTTATAGTTGTCTGTCTTTCTAAACCTTTTCCTACCAATGCAAGTTCTTCTTTTCTAGCGTCTATTTGTGCTTCTTTGAAAAATCTTTAACTCCTTTTCTGCCTAAACCACTTCCTGTTCCCATTGATGCTAACTGTGCTTCTAAAGCTGCTAATTTTGGATCGGTTGCTGATCCTCCTATTTCTGCAAGCCTATCTCTTTCTGCTATTTGTGCTGGTGCAGCGAAAGGTGCGGTTAGCAAATTAAGAACAGGCAATAACGCAACAAGCATTTTTGTTCCTAATAATGTGAACTGATTACCTATTTTTCTAGTAACCTCTCCAAATTCCTGTAATTCTTTAACGGCATCTGCACCAATAGCTTGATTCATTTGCTCAGTTGCTGCTGCTAATGCAGCTTGCGTTCCTTCGGACTTTTTAAGTAATTGTATTTGTTTTTCTCGCTCTGTTCCTGCTATACCTAAAGCTCCTGTCAATGCCTCTACATCGGGAGTCAATACGTTAAATGCTTGACCTAATTTTGATGTAGCGTCTATTGTTTGTTGAATTTGAGTTAATACTGCGGTAGCAACTAGACCTCCAGCAAAACCTCCTGTTTGTCCTCCTAGCTTTCCACCAATCAGTCCACCTCCGAAACCAGCAGCAGCACCTAATGGTCCTTGTCCAAATAACAGTGGAAATGCACCACTTATTAATGCTCCCGATAAGACACCACCGCCTCCGCCTGCACTAACTCCTGGAACTGGAACAGGTTTTGGTGTTCTTGGTGGCCTTCGTTTAGGAGGTAATTCTGGACCAATAGAACCTCCTATTTGTCCAAAATTTTTACCTTTATTTGCTACTCTTTTTGTTAAATTTAATTCTTCTTTTTTTAATCTATTTGTTTTTTCTAATTCCTTGTTTACTCTTTTTTGTGCTCTTTCTTGTTTTAAAATTAGTGCAGCTTTATCTCTTTCATTCTTCAGTAGTGTTTTAGAATCTCCCTTTTTCCCCTGTGCTAACGCATTTAACTTAGATATTCTTCTTTCTAAATTAGATATTTGCTGGTTTATCTTCCGAACATCTAACTTAATATTTACATCGTAATTAGAGCCAGCCACTAATTTTTAGAAAACATTAAACCTAGTTTAGCGTACCTTGCGAGTTTGAGCCTTTCTTTTTGCCTTTTCGTATGCTTTTTCTTCCTCTTCAGCTTTATGATTAAAATATGCGTTCCAGCCGTACATTTCTTCCAAAGACATTTTGTTTCGTATTTCAACTAATGTCATGCCTAACTTTTCTGCAATAAAAAATTGCATGTGAAGGTAGCTATTCTTTTTTAACTCAGCTTTTTACGGCATCAGGGGTAGCCTCCTCTCCCAACTCTTGCATTTTTGTCATAAGTTCCAGCAATACTGACAATGGTATTTCTCTTCTCAAACTTGCTCTGTCTCCTTCAGTAAACAGTTTGTTACCACTTTCATCTTCAGCTTTACTGATAATTACTTGAAGTGCAAAGTCTAAACTACCTTCTTCTTGGCCTCTATTTGCCTTTATTAGAGTAGTATTTATTATGTCTCTGTCAGCAATAGTCAAAGGTGTCCAATAAACTTTCAAAATTACTTGACCATTTTTGTAGATTTCATAACTGCTTTTGTTGTCTACACTAAAGGCTTTCTTTAGTTTGTCGATTGCTCTTTCTGTTGCCATGCAAAAATAATTTTATTATCTATTAACTATACTACTACTTTATTACTTAAAGCCAACCTTTTTAAATGCCATTGCTATGTCTTTGTTAATAAATCCTCCTTTTGTATAGATGTTGTACCAGTTTGGTCCTCTTGCAGTTAATTTAAACTGTCTGCCGTGTTGAGCATAAGTTACTTCTTGCCCACTAATACTAGGTCTTGTTTGTCCTGGTGCGTTAATAGCAAAACCAGCATACTTAGCTCTGTTTCCAATATACAAATCCTGTTTCAATGTAACATTAGGAACTCTTGCATTTTTTATCTGCCTGGCTGTTGGGTCAGGAATCAAATAGTGTGGAAAGTCTGGTTTTCTTTTTCGGTTTGCCTTCACAGGACTTTTTGAAACTATCCAGTTTTCTCCAAATGTTCCTGTCCACCACGGACCTTGTTCAGTAAGTGAACGTACTATTGTTTTTGCAGTCTCTTTTCTTCCTTTGATTATTGCCTTTCGTAAATCTCCAGGCATCTTGCTAAAAGGTTTTCTTCTAGGCATTAGCAGTAAAGTCGCAGCTTACAACAGATAAATAATGACTATCTTCTTCAACATTTACAGAAGTCGGTCCTTCTATTTGTAATACTCTTGGACTTACAGAAAATGTATCCGTGTAGGTTGAAGCATTAACAGAAGTAAGACCTGTAATAACTGTTTCAGCTATAGCAGATGCCTCCGCACTTCCCTTATGCGGTGGTGTCATAATTCCACATCTTATAGATCCTGCATAATAAGTAGATGCTGCTCCTTGTGTTTGGGTAGTAGATTGTCCAAAATCTAAACTTACCATCACATACTTTTTGTTTTTACCTGGAGTGCTAAAGGGCATATTGTCGAAAATTACAGAAACAGTAGGATCTGCGTCTGTTACCGCATCTAGTATTGCGGTTTCAAATGCTGCTCGTGCGTTTACTAAACTCATTAGAAAATAACGTCAACTCTAAATAAATACTCTTGACCTCCTTTCAGAGTAAGAATATTTGTTATCTTACAACCTCTGCTAGATCCAGAAAATGTAAGAGTAATATCATCTTGAAGTAAAGGTTGATTATCTCCTATCAAATCAGGTGTTATGTATAGCCTTGCCACGTTTTCTTGAAAACCTGTCTCCTCTGTTGATCTAACAAACTC